TCAAGAGGCTTTTATTAGTAACTCTGATATATCGCAATTCAGAGCATCACAAATATCATTTAAAAGGTGTATGTTTAAATAGTCAAACGTGTTGTTACACAGCGCACATATTGTTGATGGTCGTGCGTTTATGCGTTCACACAGTTCTTTTTGTGTGAGGTTAAGCCCTTTTAAAATGGACTTTAACTGGCATTTGATCATAGTGACCTCCTATATCCTTTTTACAATTAAAATAACGATATACGTTATTTTCGCTCTAAAAAAAATACTTCAACTTTAATAGTTCTTTATGATCAATTCCTTAAACTCTCCGCTGCTGAGGTTGTTATGACGTGACACGGGCAGTATATTGAATTCTTTATACAGATCCCTAATGTATTCATCATCGTTGTATGACAGTATAAACCGTCCCTTTATGCCGGTTAAGCAATCCTTCAATCGCTGATGGTCTTCGGGTTTAAACTTTACATCATAGTGCATTTCTGTTTTGTGATAGGGCGGATCGCAGTAGAACAGTGCGCCGGGACGATCATAGACATTTATTAAATTTTCAAAATCCTTGTGTTCTATGACAACCCCTGCACCTGTTTTCAAACGTTCTTCGATTTCTGTCAGATAGTTAGCCGATATGTTTTTCTTATTGCAGCCGTATGTTCTTCCGTCAGCTCCATAGCTGATTTTTATCTGAATATAGAACATTGCTGCGCGCTGGATATCCGCAAAACCGCGCATATCGATCTGTGCGCGTATATCATCAAACACTTCCCGGGCGTTTATATACCCTGATATTTCGCGCTGAAGTTCCTGTCTGTGGAATCTGATGCAGCGGAAGAGGTTCACAAGCTGACTGTTCCGTCGTTGTAAATTTCGAGCGGCGCGTGTTTATCGCGTGCAAACAGCACTGAACCACCGCCGCCGAATACTTCGACATATCGGTCGATTTTGTCCGGGAACAATGATATGATTTTGTCTGCAAGCAGTCTTTTACCGCCTATCCATGGAATAAATGATTTCATAATATAGATCCTCCTAATAAAAATGTAATGCCCTGATGCCGAAGCAAAAGGGCATTTTAATTTAGTTTGTAAGTATGTCCCAGTCACTGTTTTTCAGAATTCCTACATCGTGACCGTTGGATTCCTGTAGTGCGTGGATCGCGTTCATTGTCAGTGTACCGGCAATGCCATCTGCAGCACCACAGTCGAATCCTAACGCGTTTAAACGCTGCTGTACCCAACGTGTCAGTTGTCCCTGATCACCGGGTTCAATCGTGTATCTGTAGCACTCTGCGCGCGTTTTTGCACCTGCAATGCCATCCACAGCCAAAGATGCGCCTTTGGCATTTAAGATCTGCTGCAATTCAGATATCGGGTTTGTTTCTGTTGTGACTGCGTAGTACCTGTAAAAATCGTCCGTCACGCTGCCCGAAGTGCCTCCGCGTACAGCTTCGTCGCCGTACCACTTTGCGCTTGTACGCACGTCAACGTGAATTGCAGTGTATGTACGGTCGATGTTGCCAATACCGCCAAAACCGATATCCTGCGCTTTGCAGGCGACCTTTTTGGTGCTGATAATGCTGCCGTCCTGACCATAGCAAATGATGTCCGCAGCGTTGCCCTTGGTGTGCTGACCTGTTCCGTTGCCACCTACATTCTTGTCGTGTGTAGGGCAGCGGTAGCCGCTTGTCACGATGATCTTAGAGCAACTAAGTGCCCTGTAGATTTTTTCGAGATCTGCCACAAGCTTGGGGTTGAGTTCCGTGTCGTGCGTTTTACCGCACTTGCAACGAAATTCTCGCACGTTGAAATGTGCGGAAAGCTGTGTTTCGTCGGTGTACTTGTAGATCATAAAATCACTCCTTGTTTTTTGCGTACTGTGTTCCAAAATAGAAACTTATCACAACTGTGAAAACTGTCAGGAACTGTTCCGGTGATATCATACCACGAAGGCTCTGCGCCGCAAAAACTGCGGTCAGAACAATCGTGACGATTGATTTCACATCGATAAGTTTCGCGATTCGTTCGTGTAATTTCATATTGCCTCCTTAATCCTTGACGTACCAGTAACCGTTGGTAATATATTTGTCAGTGCCGATCGACACCGCCGCAAGTCCCAGTCCTGACTGCTGGGTGTGCAGGGCAACAAATGCATACGGAAATGTGATGTCGTTTTCTGATGTCTGCGGTACTATAGGTGCGATAGGTGCGATAGACGTTAACGGTGAATCGTACTTTGGTGTCAGTGTTACTGTTTGCGTTGACGTTGTCTTATAGGCAATTCCCACATATCCAGTAAGAGCACTGTCGTTAATATACCCGTCCCTATGGAAAAATGCGACTTCTCCACTACTATCTACTGTTATGCCAAAATAATTAGTTACCCATGTGCTATTTGAATACTGAGTATAAACCCTGATTATAATTCCGTTTGTGCAGAGTATTGCACCAGAAATCTGCACACCTCCTCCGACGCTCGATGAGCCACTACAATTGTACACCCTTTCTTTTGTTTCTCCTGTCAATTTTACTGTCGCAGAAGTAGCTGAAGTTGTCTGTGTAATGAAAGTAAGTGTAGCATTTGCACTTGCAATTGTCAGCGTGGAACCTGTGTCAGTCGCTGCTGTAAGTTCCATTGTCAGATTTTCAAGAAATGTTCCTGTTTTTTTGGATTGCAGCCATTTAAAGAATTCCGTTAAATTGTATGTGTTCCCCGTTATGAATTTCGTTATAGCCATTGTTTATCCCTCCACGATATAAAACATTCGTATCTCACTGATATTCGACGGTGTCATATTACTGCCGTCGGAAAATTTCAGTACAGCCTTGAATTTGACAGCGTTATTTGCGATAGATAGAAATACACCGCTGCCATACCAGTACAGATCCTGCAATTGTTTGTTGCTTTCATTGTACGTCAGTATGTCAAACTGTAACGTTTTCCCTGAAACATTGCTGATACCGTCAAAAAATATTGACTTAGTGCCTGTAGGGAGTGATATGTAATCGGGGGTTCGGACATTTGCAGCCGAAGCAAAGTTTCCGCTGCTGCCAATACTGCCTTGCTCCCAATCGGCGATCACGATATTGGGCTGTTCAATTTCTATATTCACAGCAGAAAAATCACCCAAAACAAACTGTCCCGCCAAATTACCTATGCTGTTTTCACTCCCCAAAACGTGCACCCCTGCGAGTGTCTCTATCCCTATCGCCGACTTAGCTTCATTTGAACCGCCGCCCTTGCTTCCGCCGAATCCTCCGAGCGACACCTTAAAATCCATAGAATTTCTGATTTTCAGATTCAGATTCATTTAATTGCCCTCCGCCGCAGCCGTTACCCACAGTTTGCCGTATAGTTTTCTGTAGCTTTTCCCGTCAGCGTCGATAAGCCTGAAATGTATGTCATACATATCACTTATCAGCCCCGATGTATCGTCGCTTGTGAGTTGCACTTCAAATCCGCCATCAGTGGAAGTGCAGTCTTTGCACAGAACGGCAGTGTTTGGATTGTTGGAACGCGCTACTATTACCTGCATACTGCACCCGCTGATACTGTCCGCATCAACCGATATATTGAATGTAGGCAGCGTGTCACCTGCAAGGCACTCCATGTCAGGGATATTATCATAAAATTTCATATTATCCTCCTCTCAGGTCATCTATCTGCCGCTGTAGACCTGCTATAGTATCTACAATAGAATACGATGCCTCAGTTCCGTCATTATCATATCTGATACGGATATCTTCGGCAATTATGTTCCCGTTTGCCGTTCCGATATATACCTTGGTCTCGCCGCCGTTATTGAAATACATCGCACCTGCCTGCGCAATTATCTCACAACCGGTCGCAGTATTTTTCAGCCGCCATTCCAGTGGGGACTGTTTGTGTGACCAATCACCGCAGCTAAGTTGTATCACATCGTAGCTTTCACTGGCGGTAGAAATATTGACATTTCCGCCCGTTATATTTATCGCAGACGCGTTTACAGTTCCGTCTGCGGCGACTGTAAATGTGCCGTTTCCGTTATTGATAACGCCGCCTGTAATGGACATTGCAGATGCATTCACAGTACCATCCTCGGAAACATGGAACGTATCGTTTCCATTGACTATCTCCACGCCGCGAAGCACTCCTGCTGTAATGAAATCCGCCACTATAGCGCCGTCCATTGTTATTGCTGTGCCGTAAGTTCCGTTATAGCCTGTGCTGCTGTACCCGAATCCGCCTGCATTCCAGCGCCATACCTTGGTCGCGGTCTCTTTGTCAGGCGTATCCATGATGAGTATTTCGTTGCTGTTCACTACCACATATCCGTTTATACCGGCATTGATAAGTGCTGTAGCAGTTGCCTTTGCCGATGCAAGAATATCTATTTTCTGCTGCGGCATATCATACTCTATAATGCGCGCTGTCCGCACAGATATATCGGTTATTTTTTCTGATTTGTCGCCGATCTCGACAGACGGTTTATGCGGTTTGTAGATATCGACTGTTCGTTTTATCAACCGCAGCTCCTCATCGATCCCGAGCAGTTTGTTTTTGAAATGATATGTATCCAGCGCGTCTTTTGCCGTGTCTGTGGGTGCAGAAAGCGAAAGTATCATGTTTCGCAGGTGAGTGCCGCCCTCTGCGCCCTTGATGCCTCGATTGGCGAGGATACCAAGTGCAGCATTGAGTTCAACAGTACCTCCGGCAAGTGACTGTGCCGTTCCGCCAACAGTTAGGATCGCCTCACCAAGCTGTGAAACATTCGTATTTGCCTTGCTGGCAGTTTTAGCCATTTCATCGCCGAAACGTGTCAGATTTTCACTTGTTGCCTCAATCCCGAGCGCAGCCATTGCATCTGTCGCAAGGTCAGAAGCGTACGCCAGATCCATCCCGCCTGCAGCGGCGAGATTAAGTACTGCCGGAAGCGCGTCTGCTGCCTTCGCTGCGTCATATCCTGCAAGTGCCAGATAATTTAACGCATCAGCAGCCTCAGAAGCTGAGAACACCGTGGATTCACCTGCGGCAGCGGCTGATTCTTTCAAAAGATCATAGCTGTTTACTCCGTCCTGAATAGTGTCCTTAGTGATTCCCATTGTGGCAATGACTTGTGCCATGCTGCTTTCAAAATCTTTGCCTACGCTGATCGAATAGCCGCCAAGAGCAGATATAGCACCTGTGGCAGCAGTCACAGCCGTTGTTACGGCTGCCATTCCTGTCTTTGCGATCGAGCCGAGATTTGAAATCCCTATCTTGAATCCTGACTGATCTATCGCGGTATCAAATTTTAATGTGCCGTCAAAAGCCACAACGATCCCTCCTTATGATCGTGCGGCTCACAGGCTCATTGCACTACTTGTTTACCATTTACTATTTTTACCTCAAATTCGCACTTGCAGTTCCGCGTGCATTTTATAAATACCCCGGAACAATTAGCCGTATTGTCGTACAAAACTGTTTTTGCCCCACATCGGGGACATCGCAGCCACTGCCGTTCAATCGGCGGCTTTGGTATCTCATTCATCATATCATTCCTCCGAACACTCCGCCTATCATATCATCATCCAGTTCATACGGGATAGCTATCTGCTGCTGAATATTGGATATCCGTCTGCGTTCAGCAGCGTTCTTTACCTGCGAAACGTCAATGCTGCGATATGCCATACGTTTGTGCGTAACGCTGTCATCAGGCAGCGCGGCGAAAAGGCAGCGGAATTCCCACCAGTGCATATACCCGATATGTATCAGGTCGATGTTGTAACATCGGCGGAAATCGCCCAGAATATATTTTCCGTCAATGCACCAATCAAGAACCGGCGGTTTTATTACCTGCTCCTGATCTGTTTCATCGTCATGACATAGTGTGTCAGGTTCGAGTTCTTTACCCTTGTAGAAATCGAGCAGAGCCGTTACAAGCCCTGCGGTGATCCGCTCAGGCGGCTTGATCAGCCATTGTGTCATAAGCAGAAGCTTCTCCCGCTTGCCTATTTCTTCGTCCGCAAGCATATCCGCAAAACGAAACCATTCCCGAAAATCCGTGACTATCGGATACACAGTTCCGTCAGCACAGATCGATTCCGGGAATGGTTCATAAAGGACATTTATCATTTATTCTTCCTGACCGCTGCACGTTTCTGCTGCCGGTTAGGTCTGTATCGTTCGAGTTTTTCACTTTTTGCTCGTGCAATATCATCTTTCTGTGCATTGATGAATTCGAGGAAACTTATATACACATCATCGTATGCACTTGAATTTGTAGGAACTCCCTTGAACATTTTCTCGGTTTCATCGTTGCCAAAAATATTGCTGAACAAATTGCGGAACATAGCACAATACGCTCTTATCCGTGTGGAAGCTTTGCCGTCCTTTGGTACTGCACTCTCATCGTTTTTCATGGTTTCAAACGCATTTTCCAAACGTTCCATAACATCAGCATCCTCAAGATCCAGCTCAAGGCTGATGCCGTTTATTTCCCATATCTTGTGGCTCATAGGCTCATATCCTTTCATTCAGTTTCATCAGACTGTTCATATCCCTGTACTTCGTGGTCTTCATCTTCGGGAACGCCGCTCAGGGTCAATACATCAGCCTCGGGCGCGTCCCCGTTTACCTAACCTTCGTCCTCGCTGAAAGTAACGGTCTGCCAGTCATCGCTTGACGTTGCAGTTCCCTTTACCTTTTCGCCCTTGACTTTGAGTGTGCCCGAATAAGTGTATACATTGATGTTATCGCCCTCGGATGACGGGATAACTGTATACTCACGCTTATATGCCACCGCAGGCGTTGCAGATGTATCAACCGTTATAATTGTGCGAACTGCATCATCGCCTAACAGTTCACCATCGGTTATGGAAATGATATCCGCCTGCACGGGGTCGTTCGTATGCCTGTCAAACGCATACGCGATCGACGGCGAGTATCCTACGATATCATTTTCCTGAAACGGTTCATCGACGTACTGTCTGTTGTACTCGATCGGGTTTTTGCTCGTCGCGAGCTGTGTGAATTTCTTCATGCGGTGATATACAGTTGTGGATTCACCTGTCACACCGAAGAATGCAAGCACCTTGTGCCTCTGAACTAATGGCATTATTATTCCTCCTCATATAGCAGCCTCAGTTGGATCTGATATCGTGCCGTACTGTTTTCAGCGTTAAAGGCATATCCGCCCGTGAGCACTTCTATGCTTACGGGTGTGCGCCCATATAAATCAGGCAGGAGACCGCTGTTATTGTTACTGTCTATCCAGTCAGCGAAATGCTCATAGAATCCGAGATTTTCAATGTTCTGGATAACATCTTCGCCGTAGTATTCGCGGGATGCAAAGATAAAAAGAAACTGCTTTATACAGCTTCCGTCGGTATATCGTTTGTATATAGGATCAGTCGGTACAGTTTCTACTGTGTAGCCGATCGGTTCGCTGCCAAGGCAGTCCACAAGCAGCGCTCCGTCTTTGAGTTCAGGAAACGTCATAACATAATCCCGAATACACTCTATTATTGTTTTCATTCAAATTTTCCTTTCAGCCCCTGTTCGATATCCGAGAGATGATCCGCCTTCATTCGTTCAAGAAAAAAAGACCCTCTTAATCCTTTCGTGCCGTTCTCCGCATTCATGCCCTCAATGCCGTGTCCTGCATTGGTGTAATACTGGCTTCGCGCATATGGGGCTGTATACTCTACAACGCCTGAACCTATAACAGTGCCGGATGTTCCGCTTTTTTTCATTACGCCTGTCTTAAACGGAACATACGGATCACTGTATCTTAGCGTCTCGCTGTCAACAAATTTCTGCATCCTTTGAAATTTTTCACCGGAATTGCTTTGGAAATTTGGTGCAAAGCTGAGTCCCTTGAATATCAGCATTTTGCCGTCACCTCTATGTGCCGAACAGCGCCAGAGCCAAATCTGAGATCAGACACCGCTGTGATTGTCAACGCCGTATTTGGCGGCTGTTCGTCAGTGATTATTTCTCCGACTATCCGATCATCTGTTTTTGGGACATAGCTTCCTGCGGAAAGTGCAGGGATAGATATGAACACTTCGCCGTGTGGGCTACGGTCAGCACCGTCTGCACGTTCCAGTTTTTCCTCCCAGTAAACAGCGCCGATCGCCCGACGTATATATGTGGGAGAACGGTTGCGTATCGTTTTTTCGTAGATAGTACATCCCATTCTGTTTGTATACAAATCAATCAACTCCCCGATAAAGAAGCCCTGTCGAACCAAGATGCCGCCCTACTATGCTGTAAAGCAGATCAGACATTCCTGCACCACTGCCGTTCAGCATAGATGAAATAGTATCGGCAGCCGAATGATAGGTAACGCTGTATTGACCTATTTTTTCTGACGAAACGCCAGAGCCTGCTCCTACGCCAGAAGCAGATGCAGAGAAACAGTAAAGTTTCTCTGCGACTTCACAGCAGCAGGAGGTTACTTTATCAGCAAACTCCTGCGGAACGCCCTTAGTCAGCCGATCGAATGTCTGCTGATCTATGTATTCAGACGCTCTGGCGGCATAGTACTGAAAATCCCTTTCAGGTATCATACTTCCGCCATATGTTTCGACATAATAGGTGTAGTCTGCGTACCTCATTCTGCAACATCACCGCCGCCAACAGTAATATATGCAACGGCTTTGACCTTGGACGAGCTGAGGTTAACGATTTCGATAACATCGCCGGCTGATGCGATTATCTCAGTTGTACCTGATGTAAGCGCAGTTCCGGCATATGCAGATGTAGACATATCATATGTTGCTCTGGCTGACGGATTCACTTTGTACGCATAGGTAGAACCTGTATTGCCGGAAGTTACCGTTGCAATTGTAGTGCCGCTTGTACCGCCCTTGGCGAGCGATACTGCGAGAGTGGCAGGAGAGTACACCGCTCTGATCGCCACGCTGCGGAGTACCTTGTGGTCGTATACCATACGTCCCTGAACTGCTGATGCACCGATATAATTGCCTGATCCGGAAAGATCCTGAACCTTTATTCCGACAGACCATTCATTTACTCTGGTAGCGAACCTTGGATGACCTGCTATCATCGCGAGATTGGCAGTGCTGTCATTCCACTCGATCACAAGAAAACCTGCGATCTTACCAACCGCGCCGCTTTCCTTGACCGTGTCGCCGAGGCTGGAAGCCGAGATAAATTCGGGTGATTTAAGGATGAGTGACATAGCATCCGGGGTTACCAGCAGATAGCGCTTGCCGTCGTTAGGGATCTTCGCCTTTGACATGGCTGTACGGATATCTACGATAGTATCATAAATGTTGCTCTTCGTGATCTGGCTGACATTCATAGGTGTTGAACCCGCGAGAAGTGTTGTTCCGCCGTCAGTATCGATCTGTGCGGCAAGACCATATGTTGCGCTATCAAGGCGGTCAGCCACAAGGTTATCAGGGACTGAGGCTGAATCAAAGCCATCAATGATCTCATTTACTGCCTTATCCTTGCTGATCCTTAGGTCAACATAACTTGTAGAGCCGCTTGTTGCCTGAATTCCGTTTGCCTTGTCATAGTCTGATACCTGAACTTCAGTATCGCGTACAGGGATCTTTACATTTCCTGCAACAGGATTTCCCTCGTAGTCATTGTTGAATACGATGCCGTCCCTGAGCACGAGCTCATTCCTGAGCTTGGCGGAGACGAGTTTTGAATAACGTGTCTGCGATTCGTGTCCCATAGTGATTTCCTCCTTTAGTCAACTTTAAGTCCGGGGTTTCGTGCGAGAAACGCAGCTTCAACTCCTGTCACGCCTGTTGCCTCACCGCCGTGGGTGTCGTATGAGAACTTAGGCGGAACGGGGCCTGTCTGAAATGCATCAGGATGCGCTTCCTTGAAAGCCTTGACAACATCATCGCCGCCGATAAGCTTGTCGCCCTCGAACTTAAGCTGCTTTTCAATTATCTGATTTGTAAGATAATCTTCGTAAATGCTGTCCTTAAGTTTAAGACCCTTTACCATATTGCCGACCTTTGTCTTGTGCTCAAACGCAAGTCTGTCAGCTTCTGACTGTTTGTACTTGTTTTCCCAGTCAGCCGCCGACTTCTTTACGCTATCGATGTCCATATCGGTATAGGACTTGATCGTGGTGTTTGCCTCATCAAGCTGCTTCTGAACAGCAGCAGTACTGTCCTTCTCAGTCTGAATGTCTGCATTGTAGGTATCGGTTATAGACTTAACGACTGCTTCGTCTGTGATACCGAGACCTTCTAAGAATTCTTTGTTGATCATAGTGTACCTCCTTAAAAATGAGTATAAAAATAAGACGTGTTACCGTCTTTTTCTGCGTTTATGACGTTTGCGTGCGAGTATCTGCTGAACGTAGGTGAAGTAGTCCGGGGAAGCCCTTTCGGGATACTTCAAAAGGTCACGCATTGAAAAATATTCGGGATTGTACATTTGCATATCCGCCTTTCATGTGTTTTTTAGCATAATAAAAACGCCCTTTAAAGAGCGTTTTAATACTGTGACAATTTATCCATTATGGATTCATATAGCTTTCCTTTGGGTGTAGGATCATAATTCTCATCAAGGTGATCCATAATAGCTTCGGAAATCCTTTCGTCTAAAAGAAAATATTCATCATCATTTAAATTTGTTGTTACATCAAATGGCAATTTCAAGGCTTTAATAGCGGATAATTCTTTTTCGTCAAATTCAATCCTCATCAAGGGTCACCTCCATATTTTTTTCTTAGCTCAGAACTTGTTTCCCATACAGTAGTTAAATTACCGGTATCAGGATTTAATTGTGGTCTGGCTTTGTTGCCAATAAATTCCATACTTTTTCTGCCTTTGCTATCCGTCCTTATTTTACCAATATTAAGTGGATTTGTCAAGGCGTTTCTTATATCTTCTACCGATATATTTCTTGCAACCGACCTTGCAGCAAAATGTTCGCTTATATTTGAAACAGTATATCCGTTGCAGATAACTGTTCCTATTAGATTTTGAAACTCTGAGGATTTTCTATTTGCCCATACAGCCTTTTGACTTAGGCTTTTGTTGAACCCATTACTCCAAAGTCGGCTCGCATCCGGTAATTCTCCAGTTTCTTCCAAGAAATTGGCTAATTCATTTTCTTGATTCTTTAATTTAACAGATGAAACATTAAAATCTGTTTTGAAATCTACTAACAATTTGTTATTTGTAGCAGTTTCAATAGCCGTTTGATATGCTGATAGCTCTCTTTTTCTCGCTCGTATATCTCTTTCCATTTTACGCTGCATGCTGCGCATTTTTATGTATCCGCATTCCGACAGGTAGTTCACGGAATCCCTCAGCTCAGATTCTGCTATGGTCGGTTCAAGTGCGTACCGAAGTTCCGAAAGTGACACATACTGTGTGCGGAGCAGGTTGATTCCATTCAGGACTACTCCGTTATTGCAGAAGAACTTCTTCTGCCTTATTCTTTCCGTCATTTCTTTTGCTTCCAATTTTACCCCTCCTACTTACTGCAATAATTATCGATTTTACTTTCCAGTCTGGTCATCACCCGGATAAAATCTTCATTTTTGGTCGTATGCTCTTTAATGTAATCGATGTTATCCGTCAGTTTCTGCAT